GGCCAGTGCTTTGCGAGCACGCGTCTGCAGAAGGGATCAATCTCGCAGAAGGCGACTGTTTCAAATCCGCCGGTTCGCTCAAGTCCAAGGGAGAATCCTCCTATTCCAGAAAAAAGATCGAGAACCTTGAGCTTCATACCGTTCGCCTCACCGGCTTCTGTTTCTTGCTCTTCTTCGCCCTGATCGCCGCGCTGGCATCACGGTACTTGTGCACACGCTTGATCTTGCCGTCCCTGGTGATCTTGATCCCGGTTACTGGCTTGGTCGACATGGTGAAGTCCTTCGACATAGGTTTGCGTTGCTTCGTGGATGGCGGCATGACACAGCATGACGAGGCTTGAGATCGTCGTGCCGTTCCAGTCGAGATAGAGCCCGCCGCCGTTCGGAAGCACGCCAATGACTGCCACGTCACACAACGGTTGAGCCGCAGCTCGAGCCAGGATTTTTGTTGTTGCGGCGCTCATCGGAACTCCGGAACTAGTTGTTCAGATTCATTTTCAGAACGTCCCTCATTTCAGGCGGCAGCTCACGAGCGACGGCCTGTCCGCTCTCGGATTTCACCCACTCGTTGCTCTCTTCCATCGTGGCGTCAAAATCTCCATTCGCCACGCGATCAGCGAGCGCATGCAGGCCGTATTGTCGGCAAAGTTCATAAAGTGCAGTTATCGGACAATCGTGAGTGTCGGCGTAATCCGTAAACTCACCACTGGCTGCCCTATCGGCCAGTTTATGGTGTCGTGACTCCGTGGCAGCCGCTCGGATAGCTTCCGCTTGCCGCTCTGCTGCCGCCTTCGTGTGTGGTCCCCATTCGATTGCCATTATGCGTCCTCCGGAAGCTTGATGCGTGTCGGCTGAAAGATCGAGCGAATGGCGAACATGGCCCCGGTTTGCATGTGCGTGCGCGCGAGAGCAACAAACCTCTGATCGCGAGACGGCTGCGAAGCCAACTTGTCGAGCCACCGCAAATAACGCTCCTCCAGCTCCTTTCCCTCATTGGCAAGAGCAACATTCTCATCGCTCTGTCCCGTGTATCCCTTGACGGGAAGTGGCGTGTTTTCAGTCATGTGTAATCTCCTCAAAACGGGATGGTGTCGTCTGCCATGCGGTCTTCGAAGGCGGGCTGCTTCCCGTAATCGGCTGGAAGCTTCTTTGGCTTGAACGAAAAGCTCATGAACTTGCCCTTGGCACCATCCTTCAACCAAGCGTTCATGTAGTATTCGACCCCGCCAATTGTGCATGTGCCTTGATAGTCGGCGTGCGTGTCCTGCTGCTTGCGATCGTTCTTGAAAAGTATGCCGCTCATGTCCCTGCGTTCGCTCATTCTGCTGCCTCCATCAAATCGAGTTGTTTTGGCGGTTCTGGTTTGGATTGTTCAACGAACATATCCGGCTGTGCGTAGGCGTCTTTGATGCGCTTGCAAGCTATGTCGAAGTAGCCCGAATCAATCTCAATGCCGATAAACGTGCGGCCTAGCTTGACACAAGCAACGCCTGTGGTGCCGGAACCCATGAATGGGTCTAGGATGGTTTTGTTGTGTGGTTCTGGAATGTGCTCAATGCACCATTTCATAACGTCAACGGGCTTTTGTGTTGGGTGCTCACGCGTGACGTCACGTTCGCGTCTCATGCACCCATTCCAAAGGAACCGAATGCGCCGAACTGCCTTTGGCAAATTCGTCCAAGCCATTTCACAGTCCGCGAAATCACTGTCCCCGTTTAGCTTGTCCCAAATCAGCCAGCATGATGTTGGCGGTAGACTGTAATAGTTCCCGCCAAACACGATTGACCATTTAACCAGCTCTACGGCTGCAGCAATTGCATCGTCTTGCGTTCCGCTGTCCCATTCTGATTGTTCGTATTTGTCAGAGCTGGCCAGCTTGCCGCGAGACGCAAAGTTCTTTGACGCCTCACCAATCCCATACGGCGTATCTGTCACAACAGCATCCACTTTAGGCAGAAGCGGTAAGACTTCTTTGCAGTCTGCCCGATACAGCGTGCAATCCCCGATCTGGACCCGATGAAAGCTCTCTAGCTTCTCCCTCATAGTCTTGATGGCGAGTTCATAGCACTTGCGGGCATTGTCGGCGGCGTCGTAGTCGTCATAGTCGTCAGTCATTCCGCAGCTTCTCCGATCTTCTCCAGCACGCGCTCAAGAACTTCTCCAAGGCTCTCCCAGGCGTCTTCGCTCATGCGCGCATCCTTTCCGCCATATCGTTCAGACTGCGCACCATGAAGCCGGTCTGATCCAACAGCAGATCGTTCCAATCGGTGTCGGCAAGATCGGGAATGCGAACCTCGACATTGCGGCCTTCCGACTTCAAGCGCTGCGCCAGCGCGTAAGCTGCGGCCTGCCCGGTAAAACTGGAATCGTTGTCGGCAAACACCAGAATGGATTTCGCCGTCAGCGGCGGGTTCCAGCGCGACAGAGCACCCGCCGTCAATGCAGACCAGACCGGAACCTCGAACAACTGCGCCGCTGAAAGCGCCGTTTCGATCCCCTCGGCGATGCCCATGGTTTCCGCCGATGCCGACAGGCGCACGGCCCCGCCAAACGGAATCTTGCCGGGTGCGAGTTTGCGCACCGGGAACACCGCCGCCTTGTTGCCGTCGTCATCCAGATACGTCAGGTGCACCGTCGAGACCGTCGCATCCTCGGAGACGAAACGCGCAACCAGTGCGGGGTGGCTCGTCTTGGACCCATCGGCATGCGTGTAGCGGGCGTTGGGAATAAACCGCAGCATGCCGGGATACTTGCTGAACAGAAGTCCGCGCTTTTCGAGGTACTTCGAAGCTGCGCAGAACCCGGTGAGGGGATGCGAGCGAGACCAGATTGACATCGCAAACTGATCGCCGCTGCCTTCCCGATGGCTCGCCTTCTTGACGAGGATCGGCGCTGATCCGCACTGCTCGGCGACCAGCTGGGCGGCGTCCTTGAAGGCGATCTTGCGCACCTTCATGACGAGATCGATACCGGAACCGGAACCGCACTGGTTGCAGAAGAACGTCCCGTCGCCGTCCTTGTCATCCCAGCGGAAACGGTCAGTTCCACCACAGCATGGACAGGGGCCATGCTTGCCGGATAAGAACCGTTCCGAAACCCCGAGCGCCGGCAGCATCGCACGCCAGCGGCCCCGCGCCCGTTCATGGATGTCCTCAAATGGCCGCATGGCTGGCCTCCTGGTGCGCCTTGCGCGATTTGCTGAACGCGATGTCACGATGGCGGACCCAGGCGCGCAGTTGCGTTCCGGGCTCCTGATGCAGACCGCCGAGACCGCGTGGCCAAACGTCGAAGATGCTGCGGTAGGTATGCGCTGCCCACCCGTCCGAGCGTCCGCGCTCCATCTGCAACGCCTTGATCTGTCCCCAGACGGCTGGCTTGCCGATAGCGATCAGGAGCGCCTTCGGACTATCCGGCGAGGGCTTCGACTTGCCGCCGCGCATCTCGACAAGCTCGCCATCGCCAACCTCGAACTTGGGTTCCGGCAGCGCGTGGCCGCAGACGCCACAGGCTTTGGCCAGGACCGGCATCAGCGCCGCGCAGTGGGCACAACACACCGGCAGCTTGGGTTTCTTCTCACGGGGCTTGCTGGAGGCTTTCGCGGCCCGTCCCATGTCGAGACCATCGCAATCGATGTCGGTCACAAACCCGAGCCTCTGGTGCGTGTCGGAGTGATCGAGCAACACGCAATCCGGCTTGCCGTCCGCCGTGCGCAAACCGCGTCCGACGATCTGCACGAACAGGCTCTCCGATTTGGTCGGGCGGGCCAGGATGATGCAGCGCACGTCCCAATCGATGCCGGTCGTCAGCGTGCCGATGTTGCAAACGATCTTGACCTCACCGGCAGCCAACGCCTTGCCGATGGCCTCACGTTCGGCGCGTGGCGTGTTGGCGTCCACGTAGGCGGCAGGCACGCCGACGCTGCGGAATTCGTCGTGAATGGCGCGGGCATGCTTGCGCCCCGTTGCAAAGCACAGCGTCGGGCGGTTTTCACCACGGGCCATCCAGGTTTCGACGATGTCGGCAACGAGCGTCGGCTGGTTCATGCGCTCGGCCAACTGGCCTTCGTGGTAATCGCCGGCAACGGTCTTCACGCCCTCAAGGTCGGGCCTGGACGGGGCAAACACCCGGAAGCGCGACAGCAGGCCAGCATCGATCAGTTCGGCGATCGTGACCGGCTTGACGAGATCGTCGAACAGGCGGCCAAGGCCTGCCGACCAGGGCGTTGCCGACAGGCCGATGAAAACCGTTTCCGGGTGTTCTCGCATCCAGCGCTCGTAGACGGCAAACCGGATGTGAGCTTCGTCGATCACGACCACGTCGGCTTGCGGCAGCGCGCGGCGAGAGAGGGTTTGCGCGGTGGCGATTTGCACGGGCGCGAACTCACGCCGCCAGGGATGGTTTGCCTGCTGGATGCCCATGTCGAGCGGGCTGATGCCGTTTTCCTGAAATCGGTCGAAAGATTGATCGACCAGGGACAGGGCGGGCACGCAGAACGCGACGCGCTTGTGCTTGGCCAGGGCTCCGGCGACGACGTGGGCCGCGAGCACGGTCTTGCCCGCACCTGTCGGAGCTTGCAGCATGGGCCTGCGATGGCCTGCCATGAGCGAAGCTTTGAGCCCATCGAGGGCAGCGACCTGATGGGGGCGGAGCGGACGAAGGCTCATTGCGGCACCTCGTCCCGTTCGTCGAATGCGGTTAGGATATCGTCCGTGGTCTGCCGGTCGTGGCCGGGGTCTATACCTGTATCCTCCATAACCTTTCTTATCTTGGTAAGCCTACTTCTATAGCCATAACCATAACCATAACCATAACGTACTAAGTCTTTGACATTGCTTTCGTTTTCGGAAAAATCCCCCTTGACTTCGGGCTTAGCTTCGGCCCGACATTCGGCCCGAAGTCCGGTGTGAATGCGGTCTGATAATTCGTACCCTGATTTGGTGTTTTGGATGATACCTTGCGCCAACAACTCGGACCTCGATGCACGCCATTTGCGCACGTCGATCATTAACGCTACGGACGCTTTCTTGTCATCGAGGGGAACAGGCCCTTCTTGAGCGAGCATCATGAAAATGACGCTCCTATCTCGATCATTGAGACTGCGACAGACGGCGACAACGCTATCTTTGCGGGCCGTGAGGAACCACTGCGTCTTGGTCTTAAATTGGCCGGTTTTCTTTGTTATGGACATAACCTGTCTCGCGTAAGGTGTTGCGTACTCAATCCAGTTCGTTTGCGTCGCGTGACGTGTGCCCCTTGTAAGAGCGTCTGCATCGATCCAACGGCACTGCTCCTGATCCGAGCGGTGCCGTCATCTTTTCTGGCCTCTCCGAAAAGCCCAAGGAGCTGGGGAGCCCCTTGGGAAGTTGAGAGGAGGAAACACGCCCAGAGATCGAAGGGCACTTGGCCAACCTCGGTTTCTAGGTAAGTACGCACACTGCGAAGGCGCTCGAACCGTTCTCGGAGACCGTATGCGCCAAGGGCAATCAGCGCACAGAACAGCGAGCGCCCGGCACTGGGCGCTGAACACGCTACGCAACTGGAACTGAGGAAGGGCGCGGGTTAGCGCGATACGCTAGGCCCGCTCTTCAACCCTTTTTTTTGACGATTGAACGTCAGGCAATAGACCGGGCGGGTACTCATCCAATCCGAAGATTGACGGATGCACTTTCACCCCGCGCCGCGATGCTTCCGCAAAGATGCGCAGATGCCATCCGGCCGCGATGGCGTTCCGGCATTTCCACTGGCCAACTACAGACTGGGTCGTTCCAAAAAAATCAGCCATGGCTGTATCGCCGCCGAAGAAATCGACCAGTTCATGGATCGTCTTAATTTCTTTCATGCCGCTTAAAATATGATAATTTGTCATTCTGTGCAAGAGGCCAAAACGTCAATCGCGGGGAGGCTGTGGATTGGCTATGAAAATGCCATGCACGACCCGGATGACACAGGAGACCACGCCAATGATGTCGCTAGGCGGCTACGCCTGGTGCGGACGCCAGCAATGGCAGTGCGCCATGTGTTGCGCGCGCGACAGTTTTCCCCAGCTATGACATTTTATCATTTTTAGGTATTGACGTATGACACTCTGTCATTTACGTTTCATGTCATCACCGGGGCGGCACTCCTTTCCAACCTTGTCGCCACCCCAACCAACAGGACTTGGCAAAGGAGCCCCCGAGGTTCTGACCGCCGCCCCGGTGACGCAAATTCCAATCCCGGCAGCGAGGGTGCTGGGAAACCGGGGGATGGTGACCGCAGTCGCTCGCGGGCCATCCCCCAAAGGGGCAGACAATGGCATCAGACAAAAACCTTTGGCTTGGCATTCTCCAAGACGCGGCGTCCGATCTCAACGCCATCATCGATGAGATCGCGACGGGCTACCTGATCTACCAGAACATCGATGAGGGCATGCGCCACGAGCTGGAATACCTCTGTCATCGCATCAACGAGACGCGTGACGATATCGTCAAGGCTTGCGAGCCCGAGCCTGAGTTCGTGGCCGACGCTTTCAAGGAGTTCCGTCATTCCAAGCACGAGGTGCTGTGATGGAGGCGGATTACGAGATGCTGCGCGCCTGCTGGCTCTCTGGCCAGATCGACGAGGCGGGCATGAACGAGATCATGATGCGCGACGCGGATTTTCTGGCCTGGATGATTGAGCGGGCGTCCGCAACGGAGGCAGCATGACCAAACTAACGACAGATCAGCTTGAGGCCCTTGGAATTAGCCGTGACGAGCTAATCGAGAAGATCATTCAGCGGTGCTCAGACAACATTTTGTCTTCCACATCGTACGATGAAGATGGCAACGATGTGCGGATTAAAAGTGATGTCGAAAAGCGTCTGCAAGCCCTCTGCAAGGAAACTATCGACCGTCGCGTTCAGGAAATCGCAGAGACACACATCCTGCCGGTGATTTCGCAGAGAATTGATAACCTAGTCCTTCAACAGACAAACACTTGGGGCGAGAAGACCGGCAAGCCTGTTCCCTTCATTGAGTACCTTGTCCAACGTGCCGACGCCTATTTAACTGAGAAGGTGAATTACGAGGGCAAGTCCAAGGATGAGGCTGGTAGTTACAGCTTTTCGGGCACCCAATCGCGCATCACGCACATGGTTCACAAGCATCTGCACTACTCTATCGAAACGGCCATGAAAAACGCAGTTTCGCAAGTGAACGCCGCTCTGTCGAAGGGGCTGCAAGAGACTGTGAAACTTAAGATCGATGAAATCGTCTCTTCGCTGAAGGTCGTTTCGAAATGACCAAAATTACGGAATGTCAGAAAAGGACGCCATCACAGAACTGCTGTTGCTGCTTGATGGCCCGGATCAGCGGCGCATCCAAGGCGCATCCCGCGCGGCGATAGCTAAGGCAGAGGCATTATGAGCACTTCAAACAAGGTTGTCCGCTTCTGGAACAACGTGAGGACGCAAACCGCAGAGCCCTACGTGTTCGAGGATGACGATGCGCCTGCCGTCGAGGATCACGACATGGAGCGGCTGGCCAAGGGCGTCGAGATCGCAACTTCCAACGTGGTGCATTGCGAAGCGGAACTGATCAAGGCGCAGGAACTGCGCAAGCGCTGTATCGAGCGTTTCAACGCGGAACGGATCAGAAGAGGAATCCCTCATGAGTGATGAGGCAATGTTGATGATGGCAGGAATTTGGGTCGCGTTTTGTTGCGCGGTTTCGGAAGCCGCGTTGCGGCGTCAAAGTGGAGTGAATGATGACGGCAAAGCAGATGATTTTCGTAACGGCCTATCTGGGCATGGTGTTTTTCGCGGCCTTCACCGCCATGGCGATGATTGTGGGTCCGATGCCATGACAGACAAGCACCAGGAAACAGATGAATCCAGAGGACAAGTTATCGACTTCTTTGATGCTCGCTGCCGTCGCGATTGGGCTCGTTACGCTCGTGACAACGGTCTGCGTCGCGCACCTGATGTGAGGGGAAAATGACCACATTCGTTAGAGACCTGCATATTCACGGCGAAGCTGCCAAGGTTCTTCTCGCCAACATCCGTGACGTGATCGGCGATGATGAGGAAATGGCACTGGTTGCCGTCGAGGGCGAAACAGACCTCAAGGAAGCTATCGGCGCTGCCGTGGACCGCATCTTTGAGCTTGCGACACACACGGAAGCCCTTGGCTTGCAGATCAAGGCTCTCTCGGAACGCCGCTCGCGGTTTGAGGTTCAGTCCGAGCGGATCAAGGCGGCCATTCACGTTGCGATGGGGCAAGCAGAATTGCGTAAACTGGAATTGCCGCAGGCCACACTGTCGGTTCGCGCCGTCCCGCCGAAGGCTGAGATCACAGACGAGGCTCTGATCCCCTCGAAGTTCTGGAAACCGCAAGATCCCAAGCTCGACAAGAAAGCCGTGCTCGACGCGCTCAAGGCCAAAGAGGCTGTGCCCGGCGCGGTGCTGGGCAACGGCGGCGAAACACTCGCCATAAAAGGAAGCTGACCATGGGAGTGCCAGCACTTTTCGAAGGCAAGCAGCTTGATCTCATTCGCCGCACCGTCGCCAGCGATACGACGCCGGCCGAATTCGAACAGTTCATTCACATCTGCCGGGCCGTGAACCTCGATCCGCTGCGCCGCCAGATCTACTGCTTTGTCTTTTCAAAGGATAACGCAGCCAAGCGTCAGATGACAATCGTCACCTCGATCGGAGGCTATCGCTCAATCGCGGATCGTACCGGCAACTATCGCCCCGGTCCTACCGAACTCGTGCTTGATCCCACCTTGATCGACCTGGACACAAATCCAAAGGGCATCAGCCACGCCGTCGCGACCGTCTACAAATTCTCTCACGGCGATTGGCATCCGGTGAGCGAAACGGCCTATTGGGACGAGTTCGCACCCATCATCGAAGAAGGCGATGGCGGGTTTGAATGGGTCGATACCGGAAAGAAATACCCTCCGGGACATGCCAAGGCTGGCAAGCCAATGATGCGCAAGCAGCAGGTTGGCGAGATTAAGCCGGTCCTTGATCCAAAGAAGGCGCAATGGCGCAAGATGGCGCGCGTCATGATCGAGAAGTGCGCCGAAGCCAAGGCGCTGCGCCGGGCTTGGCCGGATGATTTTGCTGGCCTTGAGGTTGAGGACGAGATCGACCGCCGCGCCTCCCTTGATCTGACCGCCACGGAGCTTGCTGACGAGGCGGCAACAGCGCATCGCCTTGAAATGATCGGCGGAGCAAATGCAATCACGATTGATTGGTGCAACGGCAATCCGCTGGCTCGAGAACCTGTCGGCGGATTTGGCGACAAGGCCATAGGCTATCTCAAGGCCAACCCAGCGATGGCCTCCGAATTCGAGGAACGCAACGCCGTCAACCTCCGTGAATATTGGGCACGCGACAAATCTGGGGCGTTGGAGGTCAAGAAGGCTATCGAGGCGGCCAAGGCCAAGGCGGCAATCGTGGACGCAGCCGAATGAGAGGTCTTTATGTCCAGGTGGCAGACCTATCAGCGCATGCTGGTTCAGATGGACAAGGACAGAGCCATGCGCCAGCGCCGCAGCCGAGATTGCTGGCCACGGTTCTACATCAGGAAAAAGCACGATGACGGCCTGCCCGCACTGCGGATGCAAGATCGACGGGAAGACCAAACCGAGGTCGGCGCCTCAGTTGC